AGACCGCCGCGGATCGCGGGGCCGCCCTCTGTTATGTGACTAACCGCGGGACTCAGAGAATCGCGACTGTCACCCCTACCGGAGGGGCCACCAATGCCCTCACCGATCTTCAGACCAACAACTCAATTGGTGACACTGTCCAAGGGCAGACATTAGTTTCCGCTTGGTTCACTAGCGTTGACTCCGGACTCATCGAGACTCCCGGCGCAGTGATCGTTGACGCGCTTGGCAACGTCGTCGGTTCCGTGACCAATACCGACCCCGCCACTCAACAAGCAGTGGCTTCGGATGTGAACGCCCCGGTGAACTTGAACTTCGTCGCTCAATACTTGACTTCGGCCTGAGGTGCAGGGCTATGGCGAAGAAAAATCCTTCAAAGGCGCAACGACGGAAGGCGCTAGAAAGAGCATCGAACACCCTTCGCAATTATGTAGTTGCGGCGGATTCAGGAGTGACTAGGGGCTACTATTCCCAAGCAGATTTCGGGGCGATTTATAAGATGATGGAGAAACTAGAGCGCATCGCTAAGAAAATGAAGTGATAGGATGCCGCTTCCAGATGCCCCGGCGCAGTCGCCTAGAGTGTACAAACTGCTCAAGAATACTACGCTTGAGAACCTCACTGCGGATAATCTCGCGGATGTCGCTGACCCGATCAACATCGAACTATTGAATGAGGATGAGTTGCGTCGAGTTTGTCTTGTCGCTTTCGCGCGCATGGTGACTAAGGGCAGTTTCGATGGGTGGTTGTAATGCCTCTTCCTGATGCAATCAAGCGTTCTCCGAGGGTCTATACCCTCCTTCAGAACCAAGATTTGGAGAATGTGACAGCTGATACCCTCGCAGATGTAGCCGATCCCATAGCCATAGAGGAACAGAATGAGGATGAACTGAGAAGGATTTGCCTGGTTGCGTTCGCGCGTATGGTGACTAAGGGCAGTTTCGACGGTTGGCTAAGTGGTGGGGCCGAAGGTAACGCGGCAGAAACGACGCCTTGGGTAGATGGTCTGGGCATATACTGGGAAGTTGCCCGTTCCGCACCGTATGGAGATAACACCGTTCAGGGCGGCGGGATGGGAACTGACCTGATACTATGGCCCTTCATCGCCTCGAACAGCGGTACAGTCTCGGTAATGGCTGTGGCGATCAACTCCGGTGTCACTAACACGATCTCGATGTGCATCTACTCCGATGACGACGGCCTGCCTGACGAACTGCTTGGCTACGGAGACTTCGACATCTCGGGATCGGGCACAATCGAACAAGACTCCTTCACCGGCACGATCACACTTGAGAAGGGCAAGCAGTATTGGTATGGGCCGAAAAGTTCCAGCGCAAACTCTCCTAACATGAAAGCGATTAACGTCGATAACTGTCCTTCAATCGGTCCCCTAGGAACCAGCGTCATGGCGAACACTGGTCAAGGCGCTCCCTGCGTGAACACAGAGGTCGCTTACGGCGACTCTATCCCTGCAACGCTCACGCCGGGAAACTTCACTTATCTAACGGTGGTCAACCGCATGATTCTGGGGTTAGAGTTCTAATGGATCGGAACTTCACTCGTTACTCTGGTTCGGAGATTGTCGAGCAGGGCAAGTACGAAGTGACATGGGAGCAGGTCCGAAAGGAACGCGACATCCTCTTGTCTCAGACCGATTGGAGAGCCGTCAAAGACAGGACCATGAGTCAGGCTTGGAAGGATTTCAGGTCGGCCCTTCGTGACCTTCCTCAAGACTTCGAGGATGCCGGAGAAGCATGTGACAGCTGGCCGGTGATGCCCGATGAGTGAACTCAGCGAGAAGGCCAAAGAAATGGTCATGGAAAATGGCGCGGCTTTTCTTCTCGGATGGATTCTCGGAATGGGCTTAGGACAGACATTGTGGGACTCCATAACCGGGGTGCTTTGATGGCGAAGAAACCGAGCGATTTTGTTTACGAAGTGAGATTTTCCCTTCAAGACAAAGAACGCGAGATGGCTGACAGTTTGATTGCCATATTAGGACTGCAAACCGTTCCCAAATTACTCGACGGTCTAGGTGTCGAACATATAGCGAAAATGATGGACGATCCGACTAAAATTGTTCAAGTCATGTATTCAGTCGCTTTGATTCTGGAAGCCTTCGGAATCGAAACGGGCTGGCCGACACCTTTCGATTATACGGATTGGCGTGCGGCGTATGACGCCAAGAAGGACTTTCACGCACAAACAAGAGCGGAGACGGGTGCGACGGGACCAGCCGCGGGTCAAACCGGTCTCGACCTCTTGACTGGTATCGTGTACAACCTGCTCAACCCGAACTGGTCATGGTTTGAACCTCCCCCTCAAGAACCATGAAAATGACCCTCCAAGTAGGGGGTAAACGCTCACGATTTGGGGCCGTCGGTCTTCAAATCGCGGACATGCCTTTCTAATTCTCGAATGTACTTCTCTCTCGACTGAACCTTGTGCCATAGCCCCTTGAGATTACTGGGGCCGTTGTCCTCGTAGAAGACAATAGCCGCAGAGACGTTTGCGCTCTTCTGCCTAGAAGGCCAACGAGAGCGTATCTCAAATGCCGCATCGGATAGGGTCGCTGAGATTAGGTGCATCATCTATACCTCCTAACTAGACGAGGGATGTCCTTTCGACTAAGATTGAAGTTCCAATGTTCGTCTTTTGAAAGCCGCTTCAAAACAGCGGTAACGGCTCTGTCCATGCGATGCGCTTCGGCGACGGTCAATCCTTCGCCGAGTTCAGGAGTATACCCTAAGATCTGTTTTTCAACAGCGTGCATCAAAGGGGAGTTCCCTAATTGTCCTATTTCGCCCATGTAATCTTTCAGAAAACGCTTAGTCATAACCTCGATTACTTCTCTTTCCATTTCATTTTGATCCATTCAACACGCCTCCTTCAGGAATACGTCTAGGAGCCTTCGACAGTGCGGGCAGGGGATAGTTACCTCAAACGTCCTTGTCTGGGCTGGTGTGTCGTCTATGGCCTTCATTCGATCACCCCATACAATACGAACAGAAAAACCAATGAGTAGCATCATCTCCCTTGATCCAGAAGCCCGAGGCACTCTCTTCCGGGCTTGATCCACACATTGAACAGAACTTCATTCAATCACCCCAGCAGTCTGTCATGCAGTTTGTCCAGTACCCCGTCTTCTTCGTAGATCTGGAGTACCCCGCGGGATGATCCCTCTGGGTCAAGCCCCTCAATGTACGCGAACACCTTCAGCAATTGTTTTCTCTGTTTTCTCGTCAATACTATCTTCATCTTTATCACCTGTGGAGGATCGGCGTTCAGTGTGGATGCACTCATGGACCGACCCTCCAACTCTTGAGGGACGGGTACCCTATATTATATGCGCGGTTGGTGAAGTCAAGGCTTCTGGGGCTCCGCCCCATCAGCCTCACCACCTCCCGCCGTACCTGTTCAAGCCCACAATAGCCACCGGATAAGAAGATTACCTAGTAGTTTCACTGAATCCGGATCGTGAGGGTATGTTGATAGACGGACGGCTCCCGGTTGACGGACATGGTGGATGAGATAACCCTCTTAATCGCCCTTGGAACGCTCAATTTGCTCGGTTCTTTGGGCCTTGCGCTCTGGATCAAGAGAGAATTAGAGGATTCGATGGAGCAACTGGACAATTCACTTGCTCTGGCGCTTCAAAGCACGATGGATAAACTGACAGGTGAAGGCGCGGTCGCGTTTGAAGCCCCTAATCCGATCCAAGCAGCGATTGGTCAACTGCTGATGTCGATGGCGCAACAGAAAATGAACACAGTAGAGGCGACGATTACCCCAAGGGACGCGGATGGGACGTTCAAGGGGTTAGAGTGATAGTTTATTACCGAGTTTTCTAACACGCTTAGACGTGGCACGCAGAAAGGGCAAGGCAAAACGCCGACGCTCAAAGAAATTCTTCAATTTGTTCGACTTCGCGGTGGCGTATGGGAACTTGGCGATCATAACCCAAGGCACTCTCGGTTCAGGACCGGTCGAAGCTGTCACCGGAGCATACGACATAGGCATGAGCAGGACTGCCGATGTCGGGCTAGGCCGCGGTTCGCAGATGCTTGACTTGACCGGTGCTTCTCAAATCAGCCTAGCCGACATAATGAACGCGCCCTCTCTGAGTTTCGATCAGATAACTCAGAACGCCCGTTCAAATGCCGTCCCGATGGCACTGGCTGCCGTTACCTTCAACGTGGGTGCTGGCGTCTTCAAGAAGATCATGAGAAAGCCATTCACTCAAGCGAATAAACTAATCAAGCCCCTCGGCCTCAATGTGAGGATTGGTTGAAATGGCAACGAATACAGTTGTCGGCATCCTCGTTTGCTCTGATGGGACGAATATCCCTCTCAAGGCTGAGATCGCAGAGGGCACAGAAACCAGTTTGACCACTGACACCACATACACCTCGACGGCGATTCAAGTCGGCGACTATGCGATAGGGAAGACCGTGACTCACGGGATGATTCAGTTCGCCAACGGATTTCAATACGCCTACATCCTCAGGCAGGGACTCGTCGCAAGCGTCATTCCCTGTTGCGTGAACGGTGCCTCGACTGCAACCCCCCGCCTATGGGCACCAATCACTCTAATGGCAGGTGATTTGCTCAGAGTTATGAACCAGACCGCCGCGGACCGCGGGGCCGCCCTCTGTTATGTGACTAACCGCGGGACTCAGAGAATCGCGACTGTCACCCCTACCGGAGGGGCCACCAATGCCCTCACCGATCTTCAGACCAACAACTCAATTGGTGACACTGTCCAAGGGCAGAAATTAGTTTCCGCTTGGTTCACTAGCGTTGACTCCGGCCTCATCGAAACCCCCGGCGCTGTCATCGTTGACGCTCTTGGAAACGTCGTCGGCTCC